ACTCTTTCGAGAAACGATTTGATGGTCTTGAGTCTTTGATTAAAGAGCAGAATAAAAATCCAGTTGATCAAGGTGTAGAAGACGACACACAAGTTCCAAAAGTATCAAGCCCAACTGACGTTGGTGATCCTGATAAATTAGGAAACACTTATGCACCATCTCCTAAAGATCAAGCTTCCATTGTTCCACCTCAAAAAGGTGAAAAACCAGCAACAGATGCTCCTAGTTTAACTATGGGTAAAGCTGACGAAGAAGAAGAAGAAGATAAAAAAGAGAAAATTGAGAAAGAGGATGATAAAGATGAAGACAAAGAAGATGTTAAAAAATCTGACAGTTCTGAATACGAAATTGTAAAAACAGTCAGACCACTTTTAAAATCAAGAATGGGTGACGAAGCACAATCTATACCAACAGGATACCAAATCCTTAAAGCTATTTCTAGCGGTTGGAATGGTCAAACTTCAAGTGCAGAAGATGCACTAGTTATAGCATATAACAAACTAGAATCAGGAGAGTTCGGCAACGGACTACCGGGTGGATACTAATAATGTCTACCTATCTAGGACTACGTTCTATTGATGAACTAGTTAATTATACCTATAATAGAACCCCTGATGAGATTATGAAAGCAGGTTTCAGTACAACCGATCCCGGTGCAGGTGGTAACTATAACCCACTATTCGGTGCTATGGCATGGGCTAACTTCAATATGGAGGCAAATATCTTTGCAGCTCTACCAAAGTACGTTTGGGATTTCTCCGGTTGGCGTATCTTCAAATCAAAAGCTCCAGAACTTACCGCTGTTGCAGGTAAAATAGACGGAAAAGGTGGAACTATTGAAGGTGGTCAAATCGCAGCTGCAATTAAACCTGTAGTACAAGAGATTACTGTCAAACCAAAGACTCTACAATATGTATTCGAAGCTTCTGAGTTATTGGAACAATTAGTCGACAATTCTAGAGATGATAACTATGGTTCACTCGCACAACAAAGAGTTTACGCAAGTGATCAATTCAAAGAAAGAGTAAATTTAATGTTAGCAAACAAACCTACTGACGTAGTTGCAACTCACGCATTAGAAGAACTCAACCTTGAATCTTTAGATGTGATTGTATCTGCTTCCGCAGAACAAAATCACGAAGCACACGCAAATGTAACATCACTATACACACCTTGGTTCGCAGCTAACGGTGCAGGTGTTCAAAGAAACGGTGCTACCGTACACGACTCAACTGTGAAATCTCCATCAGGTACTCTAGGTACAAAAGACGTTTTAACGGATGCTGTATTAAGAGAAACACTTGCAGAGATTAGAATCGCAGCTGGAAAAGAGCCAACTGTAATGATTGGTGGACAGGACACATACTCCGAAGTTCAATCAATCTACATGAACGCTTATCGTATCCAAAACACAGCAGACTTGAGAACAGAATTTAGTGTTGGCGTAAATGGTGTAGATACATTTACTGGAACAGGTGCAGGATTACATATATCCACGATATATGGACTACCATTCATTCCTTCAAAGGATATTGGTGGATCAGCAGCTGGTCAAGTAGATAACTTATACATCCTAAATACAAGTGCAGATAAAAATGCTCCAAATAAGCCATTGTTAGGTATGCAAATACTCAAACCAATCGTTTATTACGAAGCAGGAAAGAGACAACAAGGTTACCCATTCATTAACGAAGCCTTTACAGACAGAGCTTTGTACAATATGTTGGGAGAAACAACCTGTAGAAACTTTAAAGCACAAGCCAAGATTAGAGATATTGCTTCAGGAATCTAGGAAAACTAGAACTTTTTTTATTTTTTTTATTTGATTTTAAAAATTTTTCCATATAGTATAAGAATTATATATCTAAATATAATAATATTTATATAATATTAGTATTAAAAATAGTTAATATGGCAGTAACTATAACAACAAACGCTAAATATTCGCATTTAAGTGCAGATAGATCCCATACCATTAAACCGGGTGGAGTAGGCGTAGAAAAAGAAATGGTTTGTGATATTGCAATTACTGGAAATGGTAATTTTAGTGCAGCTGGATTAGTTACTTGTAATTTTACACAAGTAGGCTTTAAACAAGTCTATTCATGTATTATTGAACAAACTAATGACTTTGCATTAAATACCTATCAGTTCGTAGAGGCAGCTTTATCAGATGCAGCTACAGCAAAAATCAATGGTAGAATAAGAACTACAAGTGCAAACGTAGCAGTAAACACAGTTTGTACCATGACCGTTATAATTCGTGGTGTATAAGGGAAACCTTATATAACATTCTTTTTTATACTTTATATAATGGCAAGAAATGCTCGTAAATTATTAACCGCTACTTCAACTATCATAAATAGAAAAGGTAAATTACAAGCAATAATTCCAGCAACAACAGCATCAGGTAGTGTTATATTTTACAATGGAACTGCCGCAACTGATCCAGAAATATATAGACTTACAGCAGGAACAGGGGTTCATAGTGATTTACAGTTATCATTTACAAAGTTATATTGTGTAGTTACCGGTACTGTAAGTTTAAACATACTGTACGAATAATTTAAATATCATTAACTCAACGCTTATATATGGTTAGAACACCAACATATTGCACATCTTCTAATATAGCAGATTGGCTTAGAATTGCTATTAACCCTAATACTGATCCAAATACTTCAATGGTCAATGAAAACATAATGGATAACGAGGATAGAATTGACAGATTAACAGGTCATACATGGCTTACAGATAAACTTGTAACAGAAGAATTTAGTGTAAACAAGTTATATGATTGGGGTAGAGGTATGCCATTGTTCCCAAGAAAGAGAAATCTTAAAACTTTTGATTCTACAAAGGGAGACAAGTTTGAAATTTGGGATGGTGGTCAATGGTCAGATCAAACACCCTCCGGTACAGGTGATGACCAAGTTATATATTTTCAAGAAATTAAGGGTGTTATTTATCTAAGAGGCTACCTGTTCACAATACTTAGAACAAATAGATTTAGAGTAACTTACAGATACGGGGGAGATAATGAGAGCATTAAAGACGTTACAGAACCAATACCAAGAGATATTCAAAAAGCCTGTAAACTAATGACCTGTCTTGATATATTGTCAACTGATTTCCAAATGTCACAAATTGCTTATGGTGGGGAAGGTAACATTGATAAAAATAAAGTAATGGATAGATGGCAAACTGAAATTGATCAAATAATATGGAGCAGAAGCGAAATAACTTCTACTTGGTAATATGGCATTTAAATCACCTCTAAACGCAGTATCAAATATATCATCTATTAACCTTGCAGAACTTGATAGGTTAACAGATGATATTGCAAATGATTTAATGTCACAAATACAATGGGGTTTAGAAAGTCCAGATGGAACTCGACATGGAAAAATAAATTTTATGAAAGACCTTTCTGGTTCATTTAGTGTTGAGGAAATCCAAGGTTATAAACACGTTGTAAGCGATAGTGCCTATGTAAAATTTGTAGAATACGGTATGCCACCGGGAAATTGGGTTAATTTTGATGCACTAGCTATATGGGTATATCATAAATTGGGAATAACAGATGAAGATGAGAACCTATCTGTAACATGGAAAATACTAAGAAAGATTCAGGCTAATGGTATTAAACCAAGAAGGTTTGTAAAAAAAGCAATTAGAAATTTCATAAGAGGCAATTCTGTACCATCCAAAAGAAAAATGTTCAAATTTAAACCTAAAGCACCTAATGGATTTGCTAGACTTTCAAAGAAGTTAAAGAACTTAAAAGCCTCTCAAAAAAAGACATTAAAGAAGATTAATAGAAAACTTAAAAAGATAATTAACAAAAAAAATCTTAATAAGGTTGATAGGGCATATAAAAAAGTGAGGAAATATAGATAATGGCAGGAATAGCAGGTCTTGACTTTGTAACCGACATTGTATCATTAATTGGAAGCAAGTGGAAATCAAGCGGTGGAGCAAAGCCTAAGATAGACAAACAATGGGAAATTAAAGCAGTAGGGGTAGGTGCTAGAATATATGATCAGATCATAGTAAGTTTAGATTCTGAAAGTGCTGATATATTCAGTTTACAATATACTGATAGTGCAGGTAATCCTACTTGGGATTGGCTTCACGATGTATCATTAACATTGGATATAAGAACAAGTGCTAGTGAAGCCCGTGTACTACAACTAGTTGATGAAACAATGAGAATAATTAAGGAAAACGTATTATTGAATATTAATAATAGGAATTATGTGCGTATATTACCAAATGGAATTACTTCAGTTAACGAAGAATATCGTAACTTATATAGATATACTATAAGTTGTGATGCCATGTATCTCAACCCATAGGTAATATTTAAATACAAAGAACCTTTAAAAAGGATTAGTTATGGTTCGCACAGGTGCTAATTCGTATTTACAATGGGATTTTGATAATCCAGCTTCAGCGTTTGGAACTCCCTACGGTACTCCATCTTGGAAAAAATTTGGCTTACAACAAAAAATAACAGGTTTTAGTATTTCTAACAGTAAAAAAACTCTTAGTGAATTATATAGTATCAAACCAACAGATTATGCTTATGGTAAACAAACAGGTTCAATATCAGTAGATTTCGTATTAAGTTCTCCTTGGATTTTAGGTCTTCTATTTGGAGCTCCAACTTCAGTATCTAGTTCAGGTTCAGCATCAGCATCTCATACATATAACGCAGTTGCAAATGATAGTACAGTTAGAACTTCTACACTTGAAATGGGATTTCAAGGTCAAACTGCTAACTTAACTAGAAAATTAAGCGGTTGCACATTAAACTCATTATCAATTTCTGCCGCAGTTGACGACATGGTAAACGCAAGTGCTGACTTTTCATACGCTAAAGAACAACAACCAACAGCATCATTTTCAGCTTCTAGTGCAACTGATTTAATGAATTTCCCATATACTTTTGCACACGGTTTGTTTAAATGGAAAGGAAATACATCTGATTCATTAGCAACACAAACAGAAATTCAAAGTATGGATATATCATTTAGTCAAAATAGTGAGTTATTATTTGGAATGAATAGTCATTTCGCAGTTGGTGCTTACAGACAACTGTTTGACATTACAGGTAAGTTCCAATTATCACTTAAAGATAAATCATTCATAACTAACATAATGGAACAAATTAAACAAGATTCAGGTACTACAAATGATACTAGATCCCATGCACAATTAGAGTTATTCTTTACAAACAAAGGAACAGGTAACGGACTAAAAACAATTAAAATCACTTGTGATGGTATTGGTATTGACTCACATTCAACAAGTGGACTTGAGCCAAATGAACCTGTGTTTGAAGATATATCATGGCAAATTAAAAACGCAGTAATAGTTGCACAAACCGCAACTACAAATGCTGAACCAAAAGGTTCCTAAACACCTATATACACCTAATCTTATCTATGTAACATGATAAATAATGAAACTGTAGTTTTAAAATATGATGGAAAAGATACTGAATTTACAATAAAAGGATCTTTATCATTTGGTGATGTTGAATCACTTATGGATAAATGTGCAACTGTTGATGAAGAAACAGGACAACCAAAATTAAGTTTATCAAAATTCAGAATGGGATTACTTACAAAAGCTTTAGTTAAAGCACCATTTAATATTAATGAACCTGTAATTAATAGTTTAGATTATGATAATATAAAACCATTGATTCAGGTAGTATCACGAAAATTCCCTTTTCAAGATTATTTGACGGATTGGATGGAAACATATCTTGGTCAGGAAACTATGAACGAAATAAGTACAGCATCTACGGATTCTGTGCTCAAAACTTCGGATGGGATAAAGAAAAAGTCGACTCCCAAGAAATAGAATATATGAAAAGATTACTGTCAACTGTGACTGAAGACATGAAAAAAGGTGGTAAACCGCAAGGAATACCTATGGGTGACCAATCTATACCTACAAGGAAAACTTAAATATCAACCATTAATATATAAATTGTCATGGCAGAACAGTATATTCTAAAGGTTAAAATTGATGATTCAGATATAAGAAAACTTGAAAAACGTCTAGCTGCTCTATTAACGGGTAAATCTATTGGTGGTATGAGTGGCGGGGGTTCTTCTGGTGGAGGTGGTTCTAACGCCAATATGGGAAAGAATTTAGCAAAATTAGGAATAATTGCTACAGGAGTAGTTGGATTACTAGCATTAACTAAAAAAGTTGCAAGTGTACTTATCAGTTCTTCTCCAATGTTACAACAAGTATTAAAATTATTAAACTTTAGTATTATGCTTATATTCAGACCTATTGGAGATTTCATAGGTTTCCTATTAAGACCGATAATGATAATGTTCCTTAGAAAATTCATCATACCTTGGTATCAAACGGGTTTGCCAGTATTACAAAAAGTTGGAACTTTCATAGGAGATTTCGTATCTAAACTTATGGGTGAGGATGGTATTGTAGGAATAGCAGCTTCTCTAGGGGTTATAGGAGTAGCTGTTGCAGGTGGTATTGCTGTAACTATGGCTAGTGCAAAACTAGCAGGTGCGGTATTGGCTAATTTTATTAGTATTGGTGGAAATATGGCGGGAAAAAGTTTTCATAAACAAGCTATTGGTACAAGTGGAGGTGGAAGCGGACTTAAAGCAAGTGCAACTTGGGTAAAATTTACAGATGGTATAAAAAATCTTAAAAGTGCATTAAAGTTTCCAAAACCAACATGGGTAACTAAATTTCAAAGTGTACTACAAAATTTTATCAATGTTCTAAAACCTGCAAAACCAGCATTTCAAGCTACAGGAAAAGGTGGGTTTGGATCAACTGCAACAGTAACCCAAAATAAACCCGGTTTTGTTAAAACAGGTGCTATGGGTTCAGGTAATCAAAAATTCGGTCAACCTTCTTGGATGAAAGAATCACTAGCTAAATATGGATCTTCCGCAGGTGCTAAAGGAGGATCATCAGGTAAGAATATTAGTGGATCAATAAAAATGGGTGGTGGAAATCTTATTAAAAATCTACTTGGTGGTCAAAGAGTCGGAAGTGGGGGAACTGCTTTTATGGTAGCAGGAATGTTAGATATGGTTCCAGAATTTAAAGAAGCTAAAATGAATTTTAATAAGTTTTTGCGTGATACAACTGGAGCTAATGATCCTTCAAATAAATGGAAAGGAATAGACGACTTTGGTGTTGGTATAGGTACACCAGATTATAGTAAAGAAAATCCATTTGCTCATAATGTTCAGGGTGGTGGTGAAGTTTCAGAGTTTAAGAAAACGGGTGCTGGTGGTGCTAATAACACAACTGTAAACGTAACTATAGGAAGCATACCAGATAAGTCAACTGCGGATTATTGGTTAGAACAAATACAATCTGGGGTGTATAAATAGTGGTAACCGTACAATTATTAAAAGTAACAGATGATTCAGGCGAAGATACAACAAAAATGAATGGTTATATTATTAAAAATTTTGAATCATTTAGTATTAGTATAAGAACTCCAATTACCCCAATGCCATTACCAGAAGAAAAATCTGATGAAAATGTTCTTGTAAAAATGGAAGGTAATACTTCAACAATTAATTTATCATGGACACTAGTAAATTCTACAACTGATTTAAATATAGGATTACAACAAGACAATAGCAAAACTTACCCATTGGGTACTCATATTAGAACTGTACCAGAACAGTTAGATTATTTATCTGATACGTTACAAGGATCTTCGTTACAAGAAAAATTTCTGTTAAAAATAAGTTATAGTGAAATTGCTGGTGAAAAGGATCTTGACTTTTTTGGTTTTGTTACTAGTATGACATTTAGCCAAACTAGTTCTGCACCTGTTACTTTTAATGCTCAACTTTCATTTATTCAAGGTAATGTTATAACTACTTTAGATGCTGATGTACCAAATAAACCTACAAGTGTTGGATTATCAACACCTGCATCCGGTACAAACCTTGGGGGAAGAATTACTGCAACTTTTGTAGCTCCAGTTTATAAAGGTGGATCTAATTCAATAGTTAATTATGATTTAGAATTTAGAAATTCAAGTAGTGGTAAAGTTGAATATAAAAAATATACTCAAACTGGAACATCAATTACATTACCAACAGGTTCTCTAACTAATAATACATTTTTTCAAGTTAGAGTAAGAGCAAATAGTTCAGATGGTGATGGTAGGTGGTCAAGTTATCATCCAATAACAAACCCACTTGCAACAAGTCCAAATGGAGTTCTTTCATCCACAACTTAGGTGATATATTATGACAAAAGTTATGGCATTTATTGATACATTAAATAATTCAGGAGTGATAACTAGACAACAAAAAGTTCCAGTTATTAATTCCCGTGTAAAAAGGGAAGGAAGAAGGGCAGTAGACACAGCAGAAATATTATTATCTGGTGACTTTACAACTGAACAAAATTATGATTTAAAATATATTCAAGATATTGCAGATGTAAGTTATTTAAATTTCATAGTAAATTACCAACAAAGTCCTAGAGATGAGGCAGGTTATGATATATGGGAACACGCTACAAATGGAAGTGTTACTTATGTGAAAGAAGGTAGCGGTGTTGGTAAGTTTAGACATAGGTTTGTAGCAAATTTTAACGGAACAAGTAATTATATAGAATATACAAACCCCGTAACTGCACCACTACCTGTATCATCTGCAACTCCAAATGTAATAGATTTTTCAGCAGATTTTGATATATTTGTTTGGTTTCAAAGAGTAACCGGTGAATCTAGTAATAGTGAACATTGTTTGTTTAGCAAGTGGGATAACGGTGGTTCAGGTAATGGATTAGAATTATTTTATAAAGTAGGTAATTTTTCAACAACTGATGATCATATAATATTAAGAGTTAGAAATAATGGAACAACTGCTAGTGATATAATTTCTGCAAATCCTTCATCTTCACCCGTACACGGATCATTTACAGTTTGGACATTAGTGAGAGTTAAAAGAGTCGCAGGTGTTATATCAATCTCTGTAGGTGGAACTAATACAAGTAAACCGTTAACTCAACACGTTACAAGTAACAATTCAACTTCATTTGACAATACACAACCAATGAAATTTGGGGTTGACTATACTTCATCTGCTAAATTTGCTAAGTGTAAAATTGCACAAACCAGAATATATACAGGTGGTGTTTTAAATGAAACAGATGCAAAAATAATACAGGGTAGCCTTCCACAATTTTTCACAACTAAAATAAGGGGTAGGGTTTGGAAAGTAGAGGATAAGTTAAAAAATAAAAAATTATACATTAGAGGAACAGGAAAGTTCTTTCTTGAAACAGATGTTGATTCTAGAACTACAAGCACAGGTGGTATATGGTCTTCTTCTCAGGCATCTTGGGAATTATCCACAAGAACGGGGAATTTATTTTTAAACCAAAAATCAGAAAACATTATACACGACATGGTAAGAAGTGCAGATAATGATTTTAGAGTTCATACTGATCTATCTATTGGAAGTAAATACATATCTAAATTTGTTGCTTCAGGTAGGCTAGTGCAATTAATTCAACTTTTAAACTTAATGGAAGATGGTAATGCTGACTTTTTTACATATCCACATAAAGTTCTAATTGTAGAAGATCCAGCAAAAATAGTTACAGGTCAAGAATTTGTACACGGTGAAAATGGAGTTACTATTGATGCAGATAAAAAAGACAATGTATCTTTGATAAATGATATTACCGTAATAGGTGCTAACCTACCTGCTCATTTTGTTGAACTACCACTTACTAGTTGGACAAGTATAACTGGAACAACAAAGTCACTTACTCATAGACCTATAGGTGCTACTAGAGTTACTAAAAATAATATTCAAATGATTGAAGTTGATTCAGATGAAAGTACAGTTATACCAGCTGATGTCAATGCTACCAATACATATTATTATAAAATGGATGTAGAAAACAAAACAATAACTTTTGGAACTGCACTAGTAAATAGTGATCAAATTATTATTGAATATGATCGTGAACCTGCTAACATGATTTCAAGAAAGAAAAACGATGCTTCTAAAACACAATATGGTACGTTTGCAAAAATATTAAACGTACCACAAATCAGAACAACCGCTTCTGTAGGTTCAAATCTAGGATTAAATTGGTTAGCTGATAGAATAATATCCAAAAATAAAGATGTAGAACAAAGTTATACAGTTAGAGTTCCAACTTTACTAAACGGTATAAGAGAAGGAATTGGCATATATATCGCAAATCCATTAAAAAGATATAACTTTACTACCGAAACATTATATAATGAAAAAGGAGTTGCAGTATCAGGTACAACTGCAAAGTTACCAATAAAGGCAATAGAGTGGAGATACCCTGAAGCAGTAACAGTAATGAAAGTAGGACAATGGGAATTTGACTATTATGAAATACTCAAACAATCAGAAAATACTTTGGACAGCGTAGGATCAACCACTACAAAAGACAAGTTTAACTAGGTTTTTTTATCAACTGTTTTCTAAATTTAGCCCACTCAATCATATTTGGAACTCTAAGGTTTTCTTCTATTTGTCTAAGATAGTTATTAGTTAATTTTAATTCATCTGTTATTGTATTAAGTTGTTTTAATATGTCTTGAAACATATAAATATAGTAGTCACTTCTAATAGATAAATGTTTAAGCATATCAAACATAAGATTGCTAGACCGTTTGTAGAAACAGCACACACGGAAGAAGGTCATTTTTATAAAACAGAATCGGGGAAAACTTATCCAAGTATAACTACTGTATTAAAAATATTAGATACTAAAGAATGGTATCCATTTTGGGTTGCTAAAGTTTCAAGAGATGAGGAAATAAACGAAGCACAAGCAGAAATCAGGTGCAAG